AAGTTGGGCTTACACGGGCGCATCTGCGGGCGGTGTTATCTGGGAAAATAGTACATCAATTTCTTCTAACTACACATTGACAACAAGTAAGAATGGTCTAAGTGTTGGCCCAATTACGATTGCGTCTGGTGTAGCCGTTACGGTTCCAAGTGGACAAAGGTGGGTGGTCTTATGAGTTCATTAGTTATTGGCGGCGATACCTCTGGAACAGTTACTTTGCAAGCGCCAGCAGTTGCTGGCACAACAATTCTTACTTTGCCTGCTACAAGTGGAACGCTGGTTACAACGGCAGGTGGTACAGCAACTACGGCTACAAACGTGGCGGGTGGATTAGCGGGTAATGTGCATTACCAATCTGCCCCAAGTACCACTGCGTTTGTTACTAACGGCACCGCTGGTCAATTTTTAACTTCTGCCGGTGCTGGCGCACCGACATGGACTACCGTAACAATCCCCGTTCCAACGGGTTCAACTTTATATCTTTCAGAAAACTTTGGAGGTTTTTAAATGGCAGCAAATACAGCACCAATTTTCCCGTTAACGCCCAATCTGGGTGTAAACAACGTCATCCTATCAACGGCGATGACCAATACCAAAGCGTTTGACGGCACTGACACTGCTGGCACTGCTTTGGCTCTTGCTTACACAGCAGGTTCTAACGGCTCTCGCGTAGACACAGTTACTGTTCGTCTAACAAGCACCAACGGTGCAACGGCATCTGGTACAAGTGCTGCCACCTTGGTTCGTTTTTGGATCAATAACGGTTCTGCAAACACCACAGCAACTAACAACCAACTAACACCTTGGGATGTGGCAATTCCTGCTACTGCGGTGACTGCATTGGATACATCTACATTGCCTTCTTATAGCGCAATGACAAATAGCCCAATGGCTGGCGGTATTAGTTTGCCCGCTGGATACAAAATTTACGCAGGTACAACGGTAGCGGCTGGCGGTACAAACGTAGCTGTTCTTGTAACAGTTCAAGGCGGAGACTACTAATATGTCATTTGGCAACGAAAACAGATCAGCCCTAAATAAGGGTACGTATGGCACACCATTGCCACCTAATACAGCAACCCGTGTGGCTCCACCCGCTTGGACGCAATCTAGAGCATATTTGACTGCTGGAACTTATAACGACTTTGTTGTTCCCGCAAACGTATATCAATTAATGGTATGTGTATGGGGTGCTGGTGGCTCTGGTGCGGCTGGAACTGCATATAGTTCTTATTTTGCCACTGGCGGTTGTGGTGGAGGTTATGCACAGGGAATTATTGATGTAATACCCGGGCAAAAACTTGCCACAATTACAGTTGGCGCTGGTGGTGCATCAAGGAATTCTGCTGGGCAAGCGGGTGCGGCTGGAGGTACATCATCTTATGGAACATTATTAAGTTCAACTGGCGGTGCGGGTGGGTCTAATAGCCCTACCACTGCTGGTTCTGGTGGCGCTGGTACTGCATCCACATCTTTGCGACAAAACTATACTGCTTCTGGCGGTAGTTATGGATTTCATTCAACTACACCATCAAATTATCGGTCTAGTGGTGGTGGTGGTGCTGGTTCTATTTACGGCAATGGCGGTGTAGGTGGTAGTCCAACAACTGGAATTCTTAATACAATACAGGGTGGTGGTGGTGGCGGTTTTGGTGGTAATGGTGGGAGCCTTGGTGGAAGTAGCGGCACTGCTTATGCAACTGGTGGTGGGGGGCTTAAAAATGGTAGCGCAACCACTTCATACGCTGGAGGAGGCGGTGGCTCTATGAGCGCGGGTAATGGCTCAAATGCAGGTGGGCCATTTGGTGGTACGCCACAAGGATGGAACGGTACTACTTACTTTGGTGGACCTTCAAATGCGGGTGCATACACGGGTTCTACAAAAGCACCATATATAAATTATTGGTCATTGGCTGGTGGCGGTGGCGCTGCTTGGTATTATCTAAATTCTTCCACTGGTTTTGGCGGTAATGGTTCTGATGGCGGTGGTGGTGGCGGTTCCTATGGCGGATCCTCACCCTCCTATGGTGGTAATGGTGGTTTTGGCGGCGGCGGCGGCGGCGCATATTGTGATTCTTCGGGTGTTGCTACTGCTGGCAGTGGAGGGTTTGGCGGTGGGGGCGGAGGCGCTTACTCTAGTGGTAGTGCACAAAATGCTGGCGGCGCTGGAGGTAATGGCGGTGGCGGCGGCGCTGGAGGTAATGCTACATCAGGACAAGCAAGCACTTCTGGCGCTGGCGGCGATGGTGCTGTTATTTTCTATTGGACAGAAGGATACTAATATGAAATACGCATGGGTTGAAAACAACAAAATTCGTGACATTTGCCAAGGCGGTGATCCTATGGAACATTACCATCCAGATGTTGCTTCTTACTACACAACTCAAGTTCCTGATGATGCGGTAAATGACGATGGTTGGGTGAATGGTGCTTTGGTTAAACCCGTAATACCTGAGCCAACGCCAACACCGCACTCGTGGACTGCTGACGATATCCGCAGAGGCTTAACCCTTGCCGAGCGCGTCAAGTGGGACAACGACAAAAGCGATGAAATCAAAACTGCTAAGGTGGAATTGTCTGGTCAAAGTTATCGCGCTAAAGTTCAAGAAGTGTTAGATATGCTTGTTGCTTCTGGTGACGTATCTCAGGCTTCTGCTACTGCAATCTTGGCTAAAACTAACAGTGAAACTATTCCAGTTTCGGGTGCTTAATGAACAGTCCCGAAATCAAACTTGGTAGCGTAAAAAATCTCTATACCCGTCAAATGCACTTTGTGCGTTCAGGCGATGTAGAGCAAGGTCATACCCATCAGTTTGACCACTTGACGCTATTGGCTTCTGGGTCATTGCGTGTCAATGTAGATGGTGAGATAACAGACTACAAAGCGCCTCACATGATTTGGATTCACAAAGATGTGATGCACGAGTTAATGGCGCTAGAAGATAACACGGTGGCTTTCTGTATTCATGCGCATCGAGACCTTGATGGTGAGATTATTTCTCCAGACATGATTCCAAACGGAGTAAAAAATGGCAGTCACGATTGATGGAACAACAGGCATCTCAACACCGGGCGAAACAAACACCGGTAACTTGAGCGTTACAGGTACTACCACGCTTACTACAGTTCTGCCAGTAACTTCTGGTGGTACGGGCGCATCGTCTTTGTCTGGAATTACTGTCGGCAACGCAACTACGGCTACTTCTGCAACGACAGCAACTAGCGCGACCACGGCTACCACTGCAACGACTGCTACAAACGTAGCTGGTGGTGTGGCTGGCGCTGTTCCATACCAATCTGGTTCTGGAGCAACAGGGTTTTCTGCGGCTGGTTCTTCTGGTCAGGTTTTGACAAGTGCGGGTACAGGAACACCGACTTGGACAACGCCAAGTTCTGGCGCATTGGTTTTTTTGTCTACCGTTACTGCTTCCAACTCCGCTACAGTTAGTCTTGAGACAACATTTAGCAGTACGTATGACTCATATCTTATTGTTTGTAGTAATGTGGCTCCAAGCATAGATAGTTCATCTCTAAGGGTGCTTTTAAAAATTAATGGTACTTACCAAACATCTGGATATAACTATCACGCAGGAACAACGCAAAATACATCAAGTGCGTATTCTGGACAAGGCGCTTCCGCGCAAGCGTACATACAACTTACAGGAGGAATAGGAACGGATAGTCGAGCTACTACAGCGGGTTCAACTCTTGATTGCCACTTACGAATTAACGCACCGACAAATACAACTACGATTAAAACTATAAGTTGGAATGGATCAACTGCTGGTTTAACAAATGCGGCACTATTTGGCTCTGGGCAGTTTGTTACTTCTTTTGAAGCGCTCACAGGTGTTCGATTTCAATACGGCTCTGGAAACATAGTGACTGGTACTTTCCGTCTCTACGGCTATGCAAATACATAAGGAAACACCATGTCAAGACATCACATGACGGCAGAAGGCCCAATTCCATTTACCGCAGAAGAAGAAGCAGAATGGAATGCTATGGAAGCGTCATATGTGCCACCAACAGCACCCGTTCTAACAAAAGAACAATTGCTTGCAGAGCTACAGGCTCTGACAGCAAAAATCCAAGCACTGGAGTAATACATGACAACAACAATCAATGCAGACAACACCCTAGGTGGTGCAATCGTATCTGGCGATAGCTCAGGTATCTTGGGTCTACAGGCTGGTGGCGTTACAAAGGTAACCATTAGCTCTTCTGGCGTGGTGCTTGCCAACGCATTACCAATTGCGTCGGGCGGTACAAATTCCACAGCAACCCCGACGGCAGGCGGCATTGGATACGGCACAGGTACAGCATATGCATATACAGCCGTAGGAACATCTGGGCAATACTTACAATCTGCTGGTGCAGGTACTCCTGTATGGGCAACAATCATTGGTGGAGCACAGGGTTTTGTCACTCAAACAATCGGAGCCGGAGCAGCGCCTCCCGGAGTTAATTCTTTTTCAATTGCTTTAATTTAAGGAGCAACAATGTCAACAACAGCAAACTATGCAGCCACCCCGAAAGTTGGGTCGGCAACTTTAACAACAGCGGATACGTCGCTGACTGCTCCTACAACGGTTGGTACGATTGTGAGTGCTGGTGCTTCTGGTACTCGTATTGACTACATTGAGGTCATTGGCGTAGCTACCACCGTAGCGAGCCTTGTAAATTTGTTTATTTACGATGGCACAAACTACATTTTGTGGCAACAAGTGCCAGTGATTGCAATTACTTCAAGCACAACAGTACCTGCTTTTGTGGCTAACTTGTCGAGTAATAGCAACTCTAATGTAATGCCTTTGACATTGCCAACAGGTTATTCTCTTCGCGCTACTACAACAGTAGCGCAGACAGGTGTTCGAGTAACTGCTTATGGAGGTGACTTCTAATGAATCAAGGTATGTATGGCTATGGGTTGCCGCCAAATCAGGCAACCCGAGTGGCTCCTCCACAATGGACAAACTTTAAACTAGTTACATCTACAACATCTACTGAAACTGTTCCGCAAAATGTCTACCAAATTGGCGTTGCTGTTTTTGGTGGTGGTGGAACAGGGGTAGCCTCTACTGGTTCCAATACTGCTAGTGGTGGTGGTGGTGGTGGTTTTGCATATGGAATTTTGGACGTTGTGCCGGGTCAATTGTTGCCAACATTAACGGTTGGTGCCGCTGGTGGAACATCATCTTGCGGATCAATTTTAAGTGCTACAGGTGGAGCAAACGGATCAGGCGCTACTGGCGGTGCGGGAGGAACAGGCACGGCCACAACTACGTTGCGAGGAGCAATGACTGCCTCTGGTGGCGCAGGTGGGAGCAACGTAGGCAGTGTTGTTGGAGCGGCTGGCGGTGGTGGAGCGGGTTCCTTTTATGGTACTGGAGGAGCAGGTGGAAATGTTGTTGTAAACAATTGCGCTGGTGGCGGTGGTGGTGTTGGAGGTAAAGGCGGCAATGGGGGCGACACAAATTTTGGTTCCACTTATGTTGCTGGTGGAGGTGGTGGCGTTTTTGCTGGTGGTAATGGTGCAAATGGGGGGGGCGGTGGCGGAGGAGGAGGTTCTGGTGGCTCAGGTTCAAATTGCACCGCTTCATATGTTGGTGGTAATGGCGGTACTGGGTCTTTTTCTGATAAGTCCGTTCTTAGCGGTACTGCAATCGTTGCTGGCGGAGTTGGGACTGGCGCATCATATTATTCCGCTTCTGTTAGTACAACCGCTGGAAGTGGTTCGGGTTACGGCAATTGGATTGATTTAGCCAGCAAAACTTTAAGTGGAGGCGGTGGTGGCGGTGGTTGTGGTGCTGGTGTTACGCCCGTCATTGTTGGTGGAAATGGTGGGGCTGGTGCTGGCGGTGGTGGCTCGGCAAACAATAATGGATATGTAAGTACGGCAGGATGTGGAGGATTGGGCGGAGGTAGCGGTGGTCAAGTAGTTAATGGCACTTATGCAGGTGGCGCTAACAGTGGCCCATTAGGGGGAACTGGCGGTGTCTATGGCGCGGCTACAGGTGGTCAAGTTGGTGGAGTTGCAGGCTATGGTGGCGGTACTGGTGGCGTAGGCAGTAGTAGTTCACCCAATCCTGTTGCTGGCACCGCTGGAACTGGTCTAATTGTTCTTTATTGGACAGAAGGATATTAATTATGAAATACGCATGGATTGAAAACGACAAGATTCGCGATGTTGCATGGACAACACCATCCGATATTTACCATCCAGATGTTGCCGCACTTTACACTATTGAAGTCCCTGATGACGCAGTAAACGGCGATGGATGGATAGATGGTCAACTGGTCAAGCCAGAGCCACCAACACCGTCTGAACCTGCGCCACGTCAATGGACTGCTGACAACTTCCGAACCGGCATGACGCTGGCTGAGAAGACTAAGTGGGACAACGACACCATGAATGAAATCAAGACTGTCAAAGCAGAACTGCCAAAAGAGTTGGCTGGTGCAACAGAATTGTTGGATTTCTTGGTTAGCGTAAATGCAATTTCTCAAGCAACGGCTGACAAAATCCTAGCCTAACTAGGATGTGGATCCATTCTCTCTCCTCCTCTTGGCGCAAAGCGCAGTCTCTGCCATTAAAACAGGGTGCGACATGCTCCATCAGGGGCGGATGGAGATTGAAGGGGCTAAGAAAACTGTTGAGCAGGCTATTGGTGACGTCAAAGCCATCAAGGGTGTATGGAACTGGTTCATTGGTTTATTCACAACCAAGCCAGCCGAGTCAACCAGTGCCCCCAAGCCTGTGGCGCAAAAGAAAGCCACAAAAGCCAAACAGTCCTATGAAGAACTTGAGTTCAAACTTGTCAGTGAGATTGGGGCAAATCTTGGAGTGCTCTTTGACACACAGCAGTCAATCTCAAACCACTACCTTGAACTAGAAGAAGAATCTAAGACCAATTACAACCCAGAACAGAACACTAGCAAGAAAGCTATAGAGCGTGCGCTGATTGAGTTGCAATTGGAGAAGTTAATGGAGCAGGTGCGAGAGGCTATGGTTTACGCGCCAGCAGAGTTGAAGGACTTGTATACCCGATTCTTGAAGATGCACGCTCAAATTGAACGTGAACAAGAGTGGGCAAGGGCAGAGCAGATTCGCATGGCTAGGCTGGCAAGATGGCGCAAGGAACAGGAAGAGATTAGGTTCATTGAGTTAACAAGTGGGGTAGTTGCCGTGGTATTTATATCTTCATTCTTTGGGTGGATCATGTGGGAACTACAAAACTTGTCTGGTGGATACTGATAGGAGTGGCTATATGCGTAATTGTGGGAGTAACCTCGATGGCATACGTAGAAACCCTATACATGAAGGCTCAACTCAAGCAAGAAATGAAAGAGTTGCGTAAATTGAAACGGGAACTAAAGGAGTCTAAATGAGCGAAAAACTAGAAGCCAAAAGCGCGTTGATTGAAAAAATGGCGTTTGCCTTGTTGCCCATATTGTTTGCCTGTGTGGTGTACTTAATGAACTCGTTGTCCACGCTTTCCCATGAAGTTACGGTTCTAAATAACAAAATTAGTTTAGTAGTTACCTCAGACAATAAGCAGGCGAGTAATACTGGGGCTGAGTTAGCCCGTGAGAAGTTACGTCAAGAGTTGGAGAAAGAAATCCAAAAGAACCGTGACGACATTCAACTAAACCGCATGAATATTGCAGTAATTGAAACAAAGATTGGAGCCAAGAAATGATACCTATCGGCGCACTTTTAGACATTGGTGGAAAGATACTAGACAAGGTATTCCCTGACCCTGCACAGGCGGAGCAAGCCAAACTCAAACTGCTTGAGATGCAACAAAATGGTGAGTTAGCAAAACTCAACGCAGATGTATCTGAACAGCATGAACTCACAGAGAGACTTAAAGCGGACATGGGTTCTGACTCTTGGCTATCCAAAAACATCCGTCCTATGACCTTGGTGTTTATCTTAATCACTTATACAACGTTTGCCATGATGTCTGCATGGGACATTGAAGTTAACAACAATTACGTTGAATTACTGGGACAATGGGGTATGTTGATTATGTCGTTTTACTTTGGTGGTAGAACGTTGGAAAAGATCATGGATATGAAAGCCAAGAAGTGAACCTCAGCGAACACTTTACCCTCGATGAAGCCACGTACAGCGAAACAGCTATACGGATGCACATTGACAACCAGCCCGATGAACGCCAACTGGCGAACATGAAAGCGGCGGCTGGGCATTTGGAGGAGGTACGCAATGTCACAGGCGCTCTTCGTGTTAATTCTTGGCTACGCTTGCCCGATGTTAATGTGGCTGTTGGTGGCTCTAAAGTATCCAGTCACATGGACGGGTGGGCTATTGATTGCTCTTCTTCTACTCATACTCCTTACGAACTATGTCAGCTTGTTTTGAAGGCTGGTATTAAGTTTGACCAGATGATTCACGAGTACGGTCGATGGATGCACATAAGTTTTGCCCCCGAGATGCGCCAACAAGAGTTGACTATCTACAAACCAGAAGGTAAATACAAAGTTGGGGTTTTGACCGAATCCGAGTACCATAATAAGTAATATGCCATTACAAAAAGTATTATTCAAACCGGGGGTAAATCGAGAAAATACCCGCTATACCAATGAAGGTGGTTGGTTTGAGTCCGACAAGGTTCGGTTTCGTCAAGGCACGCCTGAAGTAATTGGCGGTTGGAGGCGCCTATCGGGCTATACATTTTTAGGTGTATGTCGTTCTTTATGGAATTGGGTGACGTTGGCAGGATATAACCTGCTTGGCATAGGAACAAATCTTAAGTTCTATATAGAAAATGGCGGCGCGTATCACGACATTACGCCAATTCGGACTACTGTAACGCTAGGCGCTAATCCATTTGCTTTGGCTGCATCTACTACAGTGACGGTTACTGCAACCGCACACGGCTGTTTTACAAATGACTATGTAACTTTTAGTGGCGCTGTAGCTATTGGTGGTGTTGGTACTAACGTAACCGCAGCAGTGTTAAATCAAGAGTTTCAAGTTACA